AGACTGTTTCCACAGGAACAAAATCTCTACGGAAATTTTCACTGCCTTCAAACAATTTGATAACACCAGTTTCTTTTGCCTGACGTTCAAATTGATAAAATGGACTTGCCTGACTACCTTTGTGATTTTCGTGATCACCGTAGACATTAAAGTATCTAAAGCCCTGTACAAATATGCCTGGCCAGTTACCTTCGGCAACATACTTGTCAAATAGATATTTGCTCCATGCATAAGGGCTCAAAGGATCCACTGGAGCATCTTCTTTGAAATTCTGTTTAAGTCCGTAGACACTGGCGCTACTGGAGTACTGTAAATTTACACCTTTATCCACACACTCATGTAATAGCCAGCAACTAAAATCAAAGTTTTGTTCCATGACTCGTTCTACATTTCTTTCTGTTGTAGAACTAATTGCGCCCAGGTGTACTACCCAATCCAAGCCTGTGACATCGGGAAATGTCTCGCCCCATTCGTAAAATTTGAGAGTATGATCAAACAGATGCTTGGTCATATTTTGACCAATAAAACCTCCATCACCTGTGATCAAAATTTTCATTTTTGACTGTCGCCTTTGGCCACACGATAGTTGTCTTCAACACTATCTGGAGTACTAACTTCAATTAGCGCACCTTCTTCAATGCAGATAACCTGATGAGGGAATAGTGGAGGATTGTGCCACACATCACCTTTTCTAATAAGTTGGCTACCCGGGCTAGCATCTTTGGTATTGATAAACTTAACTTCAAATACGCCATCTAGTACAAACCAAGTCTCGTCTTTTTCACTGTGAAAGTGCATGCTGAATTTTGCATCTTTATTGAACTTCAGTATCTTACCACAGTACTTGTCATTGGAGGCAAAGATAAATTCATGCCCCCACCCTTTTTCTACAAATCCATTTAGTCTTGTCATTTAATAGTCTCCGCCACACATTTTTAGTAGCATTTGGTAATGTTCCCACGCCTTCTTTACCGCAGGAACATTGTCTCTAATTGTCATCTCTTTGTACATACTAGAATCATCTGCACTACGAATCAAATCTGACAATCTGTCTTCTGGCAGATGTATTGCAATACCCTGTATAGTTTTAATCTTTTGTTCAGGGTATGACACACGATGGCCAATTGTATATTCTTCCATCTGCCACCAACTTTCTGGCAATGGTTCAATTTTTCGATATTGTTTATGGCTAGTTTCTATAGTAGCCTGAAATATATCGCAGAATCTTTTTTGTTCACTCAATTCCAGTCTCCGAACAAATTTCTTTTACAAGTGCAACATCTGCAGGTTCTGCTTTAAATTTCTTAGCCCAAAAAGGTATGTCAAATGCGGGTGCAATCATATCTAATTGTTCGTCACTCATACCATTTACCATAGCTTGACCAGTTGTACTGTTCAAAACAACCCAAGGACTTATTTTACCATTTAGAATATCATGTACTGCTCTGTTAAGGCTTACATATCGAAAATAATGTGCAAAAGTTGCGTTGTTTTCGTCGGCCCATTCCATCATGGTTTGTATAGTTCTTTGAACAGCAGATTCTACTGGTTCTATTTTAATTATTTCATAAAGATATGTTTCATACAATTCATCTCTACACCAATGATCTAATTTAACACCGCTCTTGATCACATAGTCAACAAATTTTTCTGGATATAAAGGATTGACATTGTTTAAAAAACTACCAAACTTTACAAACGCATTGTAGTAGGCTGTATTACAAAATTCTTTATATGTTTTGTTTTTTGTTCCGCCCTGCGCCAACTGCCAGAATCGATTAAACGCCATGAAGCCTGCCTGCACACGCTTTTCTTTTTCCTGCAATGCTCGTCTTTTCTTTTCACACATGTGAGCATACAGAGTTTTTTCTTGCATAAAACTCTTGTTACAATGGGCACATGTAAATGGCTGATTAACCAATGCTATCACTCGTATTCTTTCCGTTGCTTTTTATCGAAACCCATCTTATCGAATAATTCATTGATGTCATGTTTATCCATCATTCCCGCCATCATCTTGATGTCATCTAATTTCATAGCTGGATAAATTTCACACAACAACTTTTCAATCTTGTTGGCTTTTTCTTTTTTACCTGAGGCTAGATAAGGATGATATGTAGGAACGCCTGCACCAGTTGCCGCAAATAATTTCCACAACAATGCCTTGTGATTTTTGCTTAAATCAAAATGATTTTTATTGACATATTCGTTAGTAGTTTCTAAGAACCATTCTTGTATATCACGATCTCCAGAACAACTGGCAGTATATCTCATTAAGATGTAAGGACTAAATGCTTTCTTTTCATCATCGGTGAGATTATCGTAGAAATCATAATTCTTTTGATCTACTGCATTTAGTTCTCGTTTAATATCAAGTTTTGCTGTTGCCATTGTCTTTGCTTAGGTAGTATTGTACTTTAACACGATCCAGTGCTTCTTGTAAAGAGGGATTTTCTAAGGCTGTTTTTCTAATGTCTCTCCAAAGATCTTCTTCTTCTTTTTGTGATCGATTTATTGCGTGGCCTGTAATAGGATCCCAGTCCCATCCGATGGCTTTTCTAGTTTCTGGTTTAGCTCCAAATTCTCGAGCGTATATAACTCCGTCGGCTCTTTCATAGATATATGTTTCGCCTGGTTTTAAATTTCCCATAGTCTTAAACCATCCCATCTTACCAACATCTAGTGTAGTCTACAATTTCACTTTGTCTCGAAACTTCCTTAACAAAGTAGGCACAGCTCGGACCTGGACCGGCATGTAGTGGTGTGCATAATAATTGGCCAGGGCGCATCTTGGGGAAATACCACTTGACATCTTGATAAACATCAATGATATCAATTTCAAAAAATTCCGGGCGGAATCCACTTAACGGATTAAAACAAAATGTCTTAAAACCTCTGTCATTTAAACTGGTCAGCGGTAATACTTCCATTTCTGGTCCTTCGGGATCTCCTACAATGGTACACCAATCTAACGGCATGGTAAGCTCATGAGGTCCTATCTGCAATACTGCTGCCGGACCTGTAAAACTTTCTAAAAATATCAGTGGAATGAAAAAATAGTCGGGATTAGAATTATCGCTATTATCAAGGACAGCAAATCTCAAGTCCTCATCTATTTCATCTGGTAATTCATTAAGATGAAAAATCTTATTATCTAAAGTTAGAATCTGCATTATTGGTATTTGACCTTTTGAATTGTGAAGGGGTATTTCGCATCCTTGTAGAACTTCTTGCGTTCTGTAAGATGTCGTTTTGCGTACTTCGTTGACGCTGTAATATCCCAAATCTGTACGAAGTCTTTGTCATCGGCTTTCCGAATACCGCGTCCAATTGATTGTATAACGCGAACAAAGCTCTTTCCGGGCTCAAGGAGAACCAGATGAAAAATCCGAGGAATATTAATACCCACAGCGGCCACACCATAAGTTGCCACAATAATCTTGTTATCCACAGTCTTAACTTCATCGTATTCTTCTTTTCTTTTTGTTGTTTTCACTTCGCCGCTAATGAATACGCTATCAGGAATTTTTTCTACCATTGCTTTGCCAGACTCAATTCGTCCAACCAAGACTAATGTATTTCCTGTTTTAGCTATCTCTTCTATTGTACTACAAATGTAAGACATACGCAAGTCGTCTGTGACAAGATATTTTAATTCTTCTGCATAAGATTTAAATTCTTTCCACTCAGCAGTTTGTACAATGTTGACGTGACATGTACTAAGCACACCTGCATCCTGCAATTCATGTGCATATACATGGTTTGTAACTTCGCCTAAACTGGCTTTGATACTTTGGAATTCGTGATCAGCTTTTGGTATAGTTCCTGTCAGTCCCCAACGAATTGGAGCCTTTGCTAAATTTCTAGTTAGCAATGTTTTCAACACTTCTGCCTTGGCCATGTGTACTTCATCGACCATAACGCATTGTACATCATCCAATAACATCTCCATTTTTGCACAGGCCACTTCGTCCCAATTTTTGCTATTTTTGTCTAAAATATTGAGACTTTGCCAAGTGCAAATTGTATGAGTTTTATCGAGGTCTTTTTGGTCACCGTAGTAAACGCCAACATCTAAACCAACGTTGACAAAATCTTCAAGTGTCTGTTCCACTAAACTTTTGTTAGGAACAATGGTTATTGTTCGACCGTATTTTTCACAAATTTTGCTCAGAGTTTCTGTGGTAAT